AGCGCGAGTTCGTCGACCGCACGTTCGCGGAGCTTGACGAGAAGCGCACCATGATTGACACCCTCATCACCGCTGAGAAGCGTGAGGCTGAGATCGCTGAGGCCATGCGTGGCGTCGCAGATGTCGCTCGCCCGGTTGAGGCCCGCACCGCTGCGGCCGAGTCCGACGCCGACATCCTTCGTCAGCTGCTCGCTGGTGAGCGCCGCGCGCACTCGTTCCAGTTTGAGAAGCGCGACATCGCCAAGACCAGCAGCAACGCCCCCGTGCCCACGTCGTTCTCCGACGTCGTCATCGACCAGGCCCGCCTCGTCGGCCCGATGCTTGACCCGACCGTCGTCACTGTCCTCAACACGGGCTCCGGCGAGGACCTTGTCCTTCCGTCGCTCGCGTCCTGGTCAACGGCCGGCTTCGAGGCTGAGGCCGCCACGATCGACGAGTCGGACCCGACCTTCGGCAAGACCACGCTCAAGGCCTACAAGTACGCCTTCATCGTGCAGGTCTCGCAGGAGTTCCTGGCCGACAGCAACATTGACGTCATTGGCTTCCTCGGCCAGCAGGCCGGCAACGCCATTGGCTACGCGGTCAACGACAAGCTCACGCTGGGCACCGCCACGGTGGAGCCCAACGGCATTGTCACCGCGGCTGCGGCCGGCGTGACCGGCGGCACCGCTACCGCGACACGCGGCACGGGCGGCTTCACTGCTGACGATCTCATCGACCTCGTCTACTCGCTCGATGGTGCGGCTCGCCGCCTCCCCGGTTTCGGGGTCATGGCGAACGGCTCCAGCATCGGCGCCATGCGCAAGCTCAAGACGTCGTCGGGTGACTACGTCTTCGTGCCCAGCATCCAGCCCGGAACCCCGGACTCGATCCTCGGCTACTCGCTGATTGAGAACCCGGCAATGGCCTCGGTCGCTTCGGGCGCCAAGTCTGTTCTTGCCGGGCACTTCCCGTCGTACTACGTCCGCACCGTGGGCGGCATCGACGTGGCCCGCTCGGATGACTTCGCCTTCAACACCGGCCAGGTCACGCTCCGCTTCCAGATCCGCGTCGACGGCAACCTGCCTCAGACGTCGCACGTCAAGCGGTTTACCGGCGGCACCGCCTAGTCACTAGGCACCTAGACGTGGATGGCCCCGCCTTTGCGCAGGGGGGCGGGGCCATCCACACCCCCCTGCGCACACAAGGAGAAACAGGTGGCCCATGCCACGAAAGCCTCAAACACTCGCAACAATTCACGCAGCGGGAATCCCGCTCGACGTGCCGCCGCCCGAGAGGGAGCAGCTCCTCCGGCTGGGACTGCTGCACGAAGAATCCTCTGGGCCAGCAACGCGCCCTGGACGGCCACGGGCTACGGCGAGCAAACCCAGCAAGCCACCCGGCGAATCAAAGCCGCCGGCCACGAAGTAGCCATCGCCTCCAACTACGGGCTCGAGGGCTCAACGATGGAGTGGGAAGGCCTGCCGGTCTACCCCCGCGGCCTAGACATCTACAGCAACGACGTGATCCCTGCCTATGCGATGGACTGGGGCCGACCAACTGGGCAGCAGGCCGTCGTCATCACCCTGTTTGACTGCTGGGTTTTCAAGGGCGCTGGCTGGGATGTCCTCGACCGGGTCGCCTCCTGGGTGCCGATTGACCACTTCCCCGCACCGGCCCCAGTCATCGAGTGGCTGAAGCGCCCCAACGTGACACCGATTGCCATGTCTCAGTTCGGGCTTGACGCGATTGAGCGCCACGACATCGAGGCGCTGTACGTCCCGCACGCCATCGACACCAAGGTCTTCAAGCCGACGGATCTGATCCAGGGCAGTGACGGCCAAGTGCCCGCCCGCACATGGATGGGCATCCCCGACCACGCCTACGTCATAGGGATGGTTTCTGCCAACAAGGGGCAGGTGGATCGCAAGTCGTTCGCCGAGTCATTCCTCGCGACCGCGATGGTGATGCAGAAGCACAACGACGTCTGGCTCTACCTGCACACCGAGCCGAGCCCAGCGATGTCTGGCCTTGATTTGCGGGCGCTGCTGGCCGCGACGGGCGTGCCGATGGACCGGGTCGCCTTCGCTGACTCCTACTCCTACCGCATGGGCATCCCCAAGGAAGCCCTTGCCAGCATCTACACGGGCATTGACGTGCTGCTTCAGCCCAGCCGAGGCGAAGGCTTCGGAATCCCCGCCGTCGAGGCCCAGGCTTGCGGCACCCCGGTCATCGTGTCCAACGCAACCGCGCAGCCTGAGCTTGTCGGCGACGGCTGGCTCTGCGACGTGCAGCCGGCATGGGACGCACCTCAAGGCTGCTGGTTCTTCACGCCCCTGGTGCCGAGCATCGTTGACAACCTTGAGGCTGCCTACGCGCGAGGCCGAGGCCGATCCCAGCAGGCCATTGACTTTGCCGCCAACTATGACGCCGATGTTGTGTTTGACAGGTATTGGCGGTTAGCGCTCGACGTCCTCCTCGCGCCATGAGGGTCGCTTGGGTGACGCACCACATCCCTAGGGTTGAGGAGCGGCACGCGGCGCTACTGCCGGGCAAGTATGCGGGTGGGGCGGAACGGAACACCGACTACATGGTCACGGCGGCGCCGGCCGGTGTTGAGGTCACCTACATCGAGCCGGAAGCCGCTGAGAGCGCCGCAGACGCGACATACGATCGGGTAGTAGTCGGAGGCACTGACAAACTCTCCGAAGCCTCTATGAATTTCCTAGCGGCTCTCAGGCCCATTGTCTGGGTGCAGCACGCCCAGCACCGCACACCGGCCAAGGCTGACCTGTTCCGCCAGGCGTCGCGGTTCTTGACGATGAGCCGCGCGCACATGGGCTGGGAAGCCGAGTGGACTGGGCGCGCTGACGCCTTTATTCACTCTCCGGTTCCGCCGGACTGCGTCGCCCCCGCCGATAAGGAACCTTTTGCCTTGTTCGCGGGTAGACGCCACCCGGCCAAGGGGAAACTCAACGCCCGCATTTGGGCGCAGCGCCACGGCGTTGAGCTCGTTGAGCTGGAGAACGCCCCGCACGAGGTCGTGCTGGACCACATGGCCCGCGCCAAATACTTCGTCCACCTCCCCAAGGAGCGGGACGCCTGCCCCCTCGTCGTCATCGAGGCCACCCTCGCTGGCTGCGACATCGTCACCAACTCCCTCGTCGGGCGGCTAGAGCCCGGCGACCCTGCGGCAGTCCTCGCCCAGCAACCCGAGCGGTTCTGGCGAATTGTGGAGGAAACAGCATGAAGATCGTTGTCACCGGCTCCGCCGGCACGTTGGGCGCCCCCCTGGTCGCCGAGCTGCGCGAGCGCGGCCACGACGTCTGGGGAATCGAACTCCAGCACACCGGCCAGCCCCAGACCGTGCGCGCCGATGTCGCCGACTACCGTCAGCTGCGCGCCGCCTTCGACCGCGTCGGCGACTTCGACCTCGTCTACCACCTGGCCGCCGAGTTCGGCAGACTAAACGGGGAAGAGTTCTACGAGAAAGTTTGGGAAACCAACGCCATCGGGACCCGCAACGTGCTCGAGCTTCAGCGTGAGCGCGGCTTCCGCCACGTCTTTGCCTCCTCCTCCGAGGTTTACGGTGAGGCCGACGCCGAAGCCATCGACGAGCGCTACCTCCTCGACAACCCGCAGCCGCGCCTCACCAACGACTACGCCATCAGCAAGCGCGTGAACGAGGAGCAGATCCGCAACTTCGCAGACCGCTACGGCACCAAGACCATGACGCTGCGGTTCTTCAACGCCTACGGCCCCGGCGAGCGGTATCACGACTACCGCTCCGTCGTCTGCCTCTTCGCTTACCGGCTGCTGACTGGGAAGCCGATCACGGTTTTTGAGAACTACCACCGAGTGTTCCTCTACCAGGCTGACTTCATCGTGACGCTCGCCAACGCCGCCACGAGCTTCGCCCCAGGCGAGACCGTGAACGTCGGCGGGGACGAGTACGTCAGCGTTGAGGACATGGCAAACATGCTGCTCGAGGTCACGGGCGCCCACCCGTCCCTCGTCAACCGGCTTCCGCTGGACAAGCACAACGTGACGAGCAAGAAGCCTGACATCTCCAAGGCCAAGGCACTGCTGCACCACAACCCGCGCACAAGGCTCGCTCAGGGACTTCCCCTGACCGTCGACTGGATGCGGAAGCATTACGAAATCGGAGGCTGACCGTGGCGATTAGCAACGGCTACGCAACCCTGGCGCAGATCAAGTCTGCGCTGCGCATCGCCTCCGGCGACGCCACCGACGACGCCCTCCTCGAGATGGCCGTTGAGTCCGCCTCGCGCCTCATCGACGCCTACTGCGGCAGGAACTTCATCAACGCCGGCACCGTCACCCGCTACTACAACACCGAGAACCCCTACGTCGTGCAGATTGACGACGCCCGGTCGATCTCCCAGGTGCAGACCTCCACGGGCCTGGACGGCGTGTACGACACGACCTGGACGATTGGCACGGCAGGCGGGCAGGGCGACGCCCAGCCAGAGCCGATCAACGACTACCTCGGTGGCGTGGTCTGGCCCTACACCCGCATCCGGGCCATCGGCGACTACTCCTTCCCGACCGGCCCGGAGAACTCCATCAAGGTGACTGCGGTCTTCGGCTGGCCCAACATCCCGGTCACGGTGACTCAGGCGTGCGTGCTTCAGTCGTCCAGAATTTTTGCACGCTTGCAGAGTCCGCTGGGCGTTGCCGGCTTCGGGCCCGACATGGGAATCGTCAGAGTCAGCCGCGGCCTTGACCCCGACGTCGTCCAGCTGGTCGAGGGCTACCGCCGCGTCAACGGTGTCGCATGACAGCGCTCACCGACCTACGCACCGGGCTGGCCAACAGGCTCGCCACCATCAGCGGCCTGCGGTCCTCGGCCTACATTCCCGACAACCCGCAGCCTCCCGTCGCGGTCGTGATGCCGGGCCGCATCCAGTACGACACCGCCTTCGGGCGCGGGTCGGACGAATACTCATTCACCATCATGCTCATCGTCGGCCGCGTAGCCGACCGGGCATCACAGACCAACCTCG